GTCAGGGCAGATCGTGACAAACGCTTGGCAGAGTGTGACTGGACACAACTTAGTGACTCGCAAGTAGATAAGGCTGTCTGGGCCACCTATCGCCAAGAACTTAGAGATGTGCCTGCCCAAGCAGGTTTTCCCTATGACATCACTTGGCCGGTGAAACCATGACCACAGAAGCCACTAAACAAGCCGTAGACGCCGTTTCTGTCGTAACCGTCATCGGAACCCTAGCAGATGTGCTTCCGGCCATTGCAGCCCTTTTTACGATTATTTGGACGGGTTTTCGTATATACGAATTGCGTACAGTTCAAACTTGGTTAGGTAAAGGAGACAAAGATGAAAAAGCCGACAACTAAAAAAGGCAAGGCAGAGAAGATTGGTAAAGTTATGGGTGAGTACAAAGAAGGTACTCTGCATAGCGGTAAAGGTGGTCCAGTGGTGAAGTCACGCAAGCAGGCAGTAGCAATAGCGATGTCACAGGCTGGAATGTCCAAAAAGCCAATGATGATGAAGAAGTCTGGACGTGGACGATGAAGCCAGGACTCTACGCTAATATCCAAGCCAAGCGCAAACGCATCAAAGAAGGTAGTGGCGAGAAGATGCGTAAACCTGGCACTAAAGGTGCTCCTACTGCTAAGGCGTTTAGAGAAGCCAAGAAGACAGCGAAGAAATAATGGTCAAAAAAGTCTATCAGAACAAAGAAGGCGGTTTAAATGCTAAAGGTAGAGCCTATTTCAAGCGTACTGAAGGCGCTAATCTTAAACCACCAGTATCGGCCAAGCAAGCAGCAAAGTCTCCAAAAGCGGCAGCAAGAAGGAAATCATTTTGCAGTCGAATGGGGGGCGTCCCTGGACCGCTTAAGGATGAAAAAGGTAGACCAACACGGAAAGCACTAGCACTAAGAAAATGGGATTGTAACTGAGTTACTGCTTTCAACTCTATTGGAATAGATAATGGCAACTACATATCTACAATTAGTCAACGATGTATTGACACGGCTTCGTGAAGCCACAGTTACTAACGTATCTGACACTGACTATAGCGCACTAATCGGTAAATTAGTCAACGATGCCAAGCGTGAAGTTGAAGATGCTTGGGATTGGGAAGCACTAGCGACCACCTATACTATCACCACATCCAATGGTACGACTTCTTATGCTGTTACTGGTGCTGGAGATGCTTCTAGGATTCATCGTGTGTACAACACTACTAACCGTCTTTACTTAGAAGAGCGTCCACACGAGTATTTCATTACCAATATTGATCTAGCAGCACAGACACTATACGGAATACCTGCTTACTATTCCACTGATGGTTTAGATGGCAGTGGCGACCTAAAGATTCAGATCTTTCCTGTCCCCAACACCGCTTATACCATCAAAGTTGATGCTTATACGCCAGAGGCAGAACTAACTACTAATTCTAGTTCAACTAAGTTGCCTAAAGTGCCTATTGTGGCACTGGCATGGGCTAAGGCTATTGAAGAGCGTGGAGAAGACGGTGGTGTCAATGTTAGCAGCCAATACGCTGTTGCTAAACAGGCACTGGCAGACAGGATTGCTGTTGAAGCAAACCGTAGACCTGATGAATTCTCTTTCTATTCAATATAATGCCCAATAAGCCGCTACAAGCAACATCAATCACAGCACCAGGATACTTCGGTTTAAATACCCAAGACTCTGGTGTTGATATGAGCAGTTCCTTTGCTTTGATAGCGAGGAACGCTGTTATTGACCGCTATGGTCGTATTGGTGCACGGAAAGGATGGAAGTATAAGACTACCTCTGGTGGTACGTCATCGTCACCAGAAGTAATCTCAGAGTTTGATAATCACGATGGAACTTACAGCATTCTGTCGTTTGGTAATAATAAGTTGTTTGTTGGTGAAACAACGATGACAGAAAAGTTAGTCCGCAATGCTGATAACAGCGGCAACGCTACCTATACAATCACTGGCAATAACTGGCAGGTTGTCAATTGCCAATATAGCAGTGGGCTGTCGGCATCACCACACGCTGTTATCGTACAGGCTAGTCATAAGCCACTGGTGTACCATAAGATGCCTACCAGCGGTGGCGCTGCTCATGCACATACAGGCCCTTTTGGTTTTCAGTTATTATCCGATGTTGGCAATGTACCATCAGGCTTTAGTAGTAGCACATTTATGCCTAACTGCGGGTTAGGCGCTTTTGGACGCACTTGGCTTGCTGATATTAGTAATACAGACAAGTTGACAGTTTATTATAGCAAGTTACTTGATCCTGTTGATTTCACTGGCTCTGGTTCTGGTGTTATTAACCTAGAAAAGGTTGTTCCTGGTGAAGACAGGATTGTTGCACTAGCAGCACATAACGACTTTCTCATTATCTTCTGTGAGAAAAATATTGTTATTTATAATAACGCTTCAAATATATCCAGCATTGCTCTGCAGGACGTAATCGTTGGTGTAGGCTGTATCTCCAGAGACTCTGTTCAGAGCATCGGTACAGATGTGCTCTTTTTGAGTGCCACTGGTGTGCGTTCTCTGCAACGGACTATCCAAGAGAAGTCTGCACCAGTCAGAGACATCAGCCGTAATGTCCGTGATACATTGCTGGACTATATCTCTAGCGAAGACACAACAAAGATCCGCAGTGTTTACTATCCTGCTGATGCCTTCTATCTGATGACGTTGCCTGCATCTGGCTTTACTTATTATTTTGATCTTCGTCAGTTCTTGCAAGATGGCTCCGCAAGAGCAACTGTATGGGACAACATCTCTCCCAAGGGACTGTGTGCTACCCATGATCGCAGATTGCTGTTGGGGAAGATCAATGGAATTGCTCAATACACTGAGTATAACGACAACACATCAACATATATCTTTTCTTATTATACTCCTTATCTTGACTTTGGTTCACCATCGGTGATTAAGATGCTCAAGAAGATTGGTGTTGTAACTGTTGGCGCTGCTTCTACTACCTTTGATATTAAGTGGGCTTTTGATTATGCCACTGACTACAAGTCATTACAGATCACAACCCCTGCTGGTGATGTTTCTGAGTATGGTATTGCTGAATACGGAATTGCTGAGTATTCATCATCTATTTTTATTGATAACTTAAAAAGGCAACTATCTGGTAACGGCAACGTAGTCCAGATCGGTGTTGATGCTGAGGTAGATGGATACCCAGTGTCTATTCAAAAACTTGACATTTATGCTGTTACTGGAAGGACAATATAATGAGTAACTATGTTAAGACTACTAACTTCACAGCAAAGGATTCGCTGACTACAGGCGATCCTGGCAAAGTTGTTCGTGGCTCTGAAATCGATACTGAATACGCTAACATTGCTACCGCAGTAGCAACCAAGGCTGATACAGCAAGTCCTACCTTTACTGGCACTGTCACTGCTGGCACAGTATCGGCTGGCGCAGTTACTGTAACCAGTCTTACTAACAGCGGAGATTATACTGGCACTATCAGTGGGGGTACATACTAAATGGCTATCACAGCACAACAAGTATCAGAATACTTACAAGCCAATCCTATGCTGACAGATGCACAGATTGCATCGTTGGCTAATCAGTATGGTGTTTCTGCTCAAACTTTATCACAGGCCACTAATATCCCTGTTGCACAGGTAGAACAGCGTGCTGTTACTGCTGGTACTCCATTAACTGCTGGCACTGGAATGATGGCAGGTGCTACTACTCCTGCTCCGGCTACTACCGCTGCTGCAACTGCGGCTGCTCCAGCAGTGGCTACTTCTCCGCAGGCTTTTGCTGTTGACTTTGTTAAAACCTTCTTAAAAGATAATCCTAAGTTAACAGATAAGCAAATTGCGGATCTGATGGATAAGTATGATGTTGCTCCAGATGTTGTTTCTAATGCTACACAATTATCACTATCTGATGTTCAAAAGCGATATGACGCAGTAAGGGACAATAAAGGAGAGTTTTCTAACTATGTTCCTCAGCGCCCTACCTTTGATACTGTCTTTACAAACTGGAACGAGTTACACAAAGAAAGATTTGGTACTTATCTAAATCTTGGTAGAACCACAGAGGCAGATGTTACTGCTCAAGTTAAAGAATTAAATGATACTCTTGCTAAACAACAAGCAGATTGGGATAAAACCTACGGTAATACCGCAACAGCACAGAAACTAAAGACAAGCCCACCGCCAACGTGGAATAACGTCTATGCTACTTGGGCAGAGCAGTATAAAAAGGTATTTGGTACTGATGTGCTTGATCGGCCTTGGAATGCTGATCCTGATGCTATTCGTCAAAAACAAGATTTAGATAATGCTTATCTCGCTGCCTTAAATGATTATAACGCTAAGAATGGCACAAACATTCGACCAGATCCAGCAGTGCTTGGTTCTAATGTACAGCCAAATGCAATCTTTAAAGTAGAACAAAAGAAACCATCTATATTAGAGTCTGTTGCTCCTTTTGCGCTGATGATGATACCTGGAATGCAAGGGGTTGCTGCATCGCTTGGAGCAGCACTAGGTGCTTCTGGTGTAGCCGCATCGGCAATCGGTACTGGTATCATTACTGGCGCTGCCTCTGGTATTATTACTGGAGATGAGAAAAAAGCACTTATCACTGGCCTTACCGCTGGTGCTGGTAGTTATTTAACAGCATCTGGTATTACTGGTAACCTACTTGATAGTGTTGGTCTTGGCGATCTTGCTAAGAATCTGAACATACCAATAACAGCGCCTTCTACTACTGCCGCTGGCGGTATCCCCGGTATTGAAGGATTTGGTGCTGCAGCAGATCAAGTTGGTGGCGCATTAGCAGGCACAACGCCTACGTTTACTATGACACCCCCGACTGGTATGTTAAATATACCTGCTGGAGGCGCTACTACTCCTGTTGGCGGGGCGTTAAGTACACAGTTGGCTAATCAGGCTACTGGTGGTCTAACCGCTGGTGTGACACCTCCACTCAATACTGGTGGCTTTGGCACAGCGTTGCCTAGTGTACAGTCTTTAACACAGTCTTTGATTAGTGCTGGCTTATCGCCGGGAACTGCTGCTAACTTGGCTGGTGCTACACTGGCTGGTACTGGGGGTGTTGGAACAGCCGCTACTGGCTTGTTAGGTACAGGGGGTGCTGTTACGCCGCCAGTTGCTCCGACAACGCCTGCAGCACCAATAACGCCTACAGCGCCTACAGGGACACCTGCAACGCCTGCAGCACCTGCAGCGCCTGCTGTGCCGGGGTTGGCAAATCTTCCTCTGACATCTCTGCCTGGATTATTGTCTAGTCTGAATAATCTAAATGTTGGTGGTGTTATTGGTGCTGGTATAGATTTTGCACAACTTAATGCACTACAGCGTGAGGCTACTGGCCTTGGCCGTGAACTGGCTGGAGAAGCGGCTGCAATTGGTCGCCAAGGCGCTATTCCGTTTACCCCATATACTGTTACGACAGGTGCTGGCGTAGGCACTGTAGGCCCAGGAGGGGCCACAGCGGTTACTTCTCCAGAGATGCAGGCTCTGCGTCAGCAGCAACTTGGGCTGGCTGGTCAAGCCTTTGGTACTGTACAGCCTCAGAAAGCCGCTGAATCTCTTTTCCAGCGTGCAGAAGCACTAGCCGCCCCTACTCGCCTGCGTGAGCAAGAAGCATTGTTGGCAGATTTACAAAGGCGTGGTTTAAGCGGTGCTGGTCAGAACCTACCTACTGTTGATGGCGGTGTCAGGACTGTAAATCCACTGTTTGAGTCGCTTATATCAGGACAAGAGACTGCTCGTGCTCAGTTGGCATTGAAGGCACAACAA